TGACGCTATTCCTGGTCTTACGCCGCAGGAGTACGGCCGGAAAGTTCACGAGATTTTCGCCGATGCCGTCCGTGTTATTGGCTTGCCCGGCATTGGTTATGATGACGTCGAAACGACCTTTGGTGGGACTTACTACGGCGCCGAAGGTAGCGTCAGAACCGATGTTGTGCTCAGGGACGACGCAGGGAAGGTTATTGCGATCTATGATGTCAAGACCGGCAGTGCCGACATGAGTGCAGCCCGGGCGGCTGAATTGAGAATAAAAGTCGGCGTCGACAATTCTGTGCCGATTTTCATTTTGAAGACATTTAAAGTCTATAGGAAATATATGAATGGACTGTCGTACGATTAACGACGTAAAATTCATTTGCCAATGTATCGTTGGGGACAGAAATGGCGATGGAAATCTTCGCGCTTTCTGATCGGCGGCTTGGCTCCGTCGTCGAGTGGCAGAAGGCTATTGACGCTGAGGGCTTTCCTTTCCCGCTGCAATTGTCGGAAAGTCGGCGATTTGACCAGCTCAGTGGATTCCTGGCAGTCCAATATGATGGTGGGCCGAGCGGCTTCGAGTGCGACCACTGGGTTCCAAGCGACATCCCGAATGATGACCCGAATGTTGCTCTTGGAAGGCCCTGGAAGTACGCGCTGGCGTTTCGGTTCGGCATAAGACGCGGCGAGTTGGAGTGCGCGTGGATGGCGGCGACCGCCTATGCGCGCGCGACGGCCGGTGTGGTGTTCGATACGGAGGAGGGGAGGCTGTTTACGCCGGACGAGGCAGCGCAACTCGTCAGGAAGATTGAGGGTAATCGCGCCCTGAGAGCGACCATCGACGAAGCGATTAAGCGCAAATTGTTCCCTCAAGGCTGACATTTGCCTCCCTTTTTGTGAGGGCGGGAGCTTGGGGCGGCACTGCGTTTACAATTTTGGTGACCTAACCGTCGTCGTGCCTGGGCCGACGAACTTTCATTGTTTGGCGACGATGCCTTTTGCCGGCACTACCCATGGGTTGGGTCCTGAACGACAATAAGCCCGGGAGGTGACGATGGTGTCGCCCGAAGTCCTGCGCGCCAACTTCACGATCTCCGATGCCGCCAAAGCGGCCATCGAACAGATTCGAAAGCAATACGACGCTCAATGGCCGGACAATCCGGCTGCAGTCGCCATGGTGGGGTGGAGCATCGTCGTTCCGCACGACGGTGGCCGCAATCGGGCTGCGTGGTCGTCGGATTCTATCAGCGCGCGATGCTGGCCGATGTGGTCCACGGCATTCAGGAGGTCTCCGGCGTGAAGCTCATTTTTTCACGACGGAGCAGTACGTCGCGAATTTTGACGGCAAGGTGCTCGACTGCACGGACGAGAACGGTTTCTTCCTGCGCGCGCCGCAGGATACACGCCCGAGTGAGGCTCCGGGAATTTGACGTCGGCAGTAAGAGACATGTTCAACTTGCGTCGGCCACGCGCGGGCGAATGACGGGGACAGGGATGACTCCGGAAGACGACGATAAACAATGGGAAGAGTGGGAAGGCCTATACGCCGGCATCAAGGGCGTCCTCGAAAAGTGGGGCATCGAGGATCACTTCGGCAAAGCCGATTATCTTGTTGTAGACGATAATTATGGTACCCACAGGCAGAAGATCGAAATTCATAATCTGAAGATGCTGGATCCTGCGATCGTGATTGCGCTGCGCAGACTGTTGTCGAGGTATCCGGCTTGGGAGATCGTCATTGTGGTCGATATCCCGGGCGAAGAAAGCTGGCCGCCGAGGTTTGACGATGCGCAAACACGAGATCGTCGACGGCTTGCGACGCGAGTATCTTCCGAAGGAGTACCAGGGCCTGCGATATTTCGGCAGCAGGCCGGGAACGGGGTACGATTGACGGCATGTGTACGAGGGTGCTCCATGTCGATGGAATTGCATGTCCTTTCGGATTGTCAGCTCCGATCAATCGCAGAATGGCAGCGCGCGCTCGACGACGAGCGATATCCACTCCAACTGGCCGGTGATGTCATCCTGCGTTCCGTGGACGGATTCTTGCCGTCGACACTGGACGGCAGGCGAACCGGGTTTGAGTGCTTCCACGACGATGCAGCTCATAAGATGGATTTTTTCGGCCGAGATCACTTTCCCCATTCTTGGAAGTGCGCACTGGGACTTCGCTGGCGCGGCGATTTCGACGAACTACAGGCGGCCTGGATGGCCGCAACAGCTTATGCCGCGGCAGCAGGCGGCGTCATTTTCGATCACGAGGCGACGAAAATTGTAACGCCGGAGCAGGGACGAAAGACCGTAGCCGAAATCGTAGCGGCGCGCCCGCGCATCGGTGCCGTCATGGCGGAACTGATGAAGAAGCTCACCGCCGGAAGCGCCTGATTTTTCGCATCACGCTAAACCGCACACGAAAACTGGTAACTCCGCTCCCTCTCCCGATGCGGGCTGAATGATCGCGGCCTTCGCCGCGCTGAACAGGTCTACCCACATGTCATCTATCCTTTTGACCGCGCCGGCGGCGGAGCCGCTGGCGCTCGACGACGTGCGCGCGTTCCTGCGCGTCGACGCCCATGACGACGACGAGCTGATCGCGACGCTGATCGCGGCGGCGCGGCTCGCGGTCGAGACGCAGACGCGGCGCGCGCTGATCACGCAAGTGTGGCGGCTGACGCTCGACTGCTGGCCGGCGGACGGCCGCATCCCTGCGCGGCCGGGGCCGCTGCGCGAACTCACCGCGGCGCGCGTCTACGACCTCGCCAACAATTCCTACGCTGTCGACGTGCAGCACTTCGTACCCGACCTGGGCGCCTGCGAGCTCGTGGTCATGTCCTGGGCGCTGATGCAGCCGACGCGCATCGCTGCCGGCATCGAGCTCGACGTGACAGTCGGTTACGGCGACACGCCCGGGGATGTGCCGGAACCGCTGCGCCAGGCGATGCGCATCCTCGTCGCACACTGGTACGAGAACCGCGGCTTGATCGTTCCCGGCGCCATGCGGCTCGCGGCGCTGCCGGCGACCGCCGCGGCGCTGATCGCGCCTTACCGCATGGTGTCGCTGTGACGCAACCCGGCGATCTCAACCGCCGTCTCGTGCTGCAGGCGCCGAGCGAGACGGACGACGGCGCCGGCGGCGTCACGCGTGCCTATACGACGATCGCATCGCTCTGGGCGCAGGTCGTGCCGCAGGCGATGGCGGCCGACGTCGCCGCCGACAGCTTAGGGGCGCGGTTGCGGTGTCGCATCGTCATCCGCCGCCGCGACGACGTCACCACGCGGCATCAATTGTTCGACGGCGGCGTGGTCTACCGCCTGCTGGCCGCGCGCCTCAGTGCCGACCGCCGCTTCCTCGAGATCGACGCCGAGGTGCGAGAGGAATGAGTTCGTGCCCGGACGCGGTGCGGCGCGCAGCTTCTTGCGAAGCGGTGCACCGCAGATCCGGAGCCCAGCTTCCTTAACCGGGGTCCCGGGTCTGCAGCGCATCACGTCGCTACGCTCGCGCTGCGCAGCGCCCGGGACACGAGTCAGAGACGACCTCCATGCCCACTGCCGCTTCCGCCGCGCTGCGTGCCGCCGTGCACGACGCGCTCGCCGCCAATGCCGCGCTCACCGCGCTGCTCGGCGGTCCGAAGGTCTATGACGAGCCGCCGCGCGCCGCGGCCTTTCCCTACGTGACGCTCGGCGAGACGCGCATCGCCGACTGGTCGACCGCCACCGACAGCGGCGAGGAGCACCAGCTTATGCTGCACGCCTGGTCGCGGCAGGGCGGCCATGCGCAAGCGCATCTCATCGCCGGTGCACTGTTGCAGGCGCTCGACGATGCGCCGCTGACGCTCGCCGACCATCGCTTGATCAATCTGCGCTTCGCCATCGCCGACGTGCGGCGCGAGGCCGACGGCCGCACCTATCACGCGCTGGTCCGCTTCCGCGCGGTGACCGAGCCGCTGTGAGTGACGTGTCCCGGGTCTGCGGCCCGGCACACAGTGCTGCGCTGCAGACCCGGGATCCGGCTTTCATTTTAACAACCGGGGTCTGGGATCAGCGGTGCATCGCGCCATAAGAGTGGCGCGCTGCATCGTGTCCGGGACACGAGTCGGAGAGACACATCCATGAGCGCCCAGAAAGGCAAG